CGCTTGAACCGCGATGTCGCCCAACTGGTTTGCCGTATTTTGGAAAATGAACCGCTGTTGACCAGACATTTTGCCCATGCGTTCAATCGCGGAACCTGTCTTTTTGACTTGAACTTCGGTTTGCTGCGCACCTTGCTTGATCTTATTGAATGCCGCATCAACGTCGCGGGCACCCTGTTTGACGCCCATCGCGTCTAAGTTCAATCTAAGTGTTGGCCCTGCCATGTTCTTCACGCTCCGCTGCGTCTAAAGCCATTACAAATCGTGCAAGCCGTTGACGTTCATTTGCATCATCAATGCCGATATGACGACAATATGCCATAATTTCGCTAAACGGTATAGGGGAAACACCGCCCATGCCGATTTGACGTGAACCGCGCAACATTTGAAACGCCGACCAAGCCGTCATATTTTGCGGCACTGGCTTTTCGCTTGGGTCAATCGCGCCTTTGGCTATTAGATACGCTTCATCACGGGAACTGTAACGAAACGACCACAAAAGCGCGTCGGTTAGTTTTTTACCGTTTCCCTGTCGATGTCAGCGCGGAAATTTGCAAGTTCGTCAACATACTTTGCAAAATCCATGAAAAACGCCGATATTTCATCAATGCGAACATCTGCCAATTCCAAGAAATTGTTTTTATTACAAGTCATCGGCTTGCCGTCATCTTGTATGTTTGTCCACCATTCAACGACACAAGTGTCATAAATCGCTTCAAACATTTTTTTGCCGATTTGCTTGTCCATTTCAGCATTTTTCATGGCGTATTCTTCTACATCATCCATGTTCTTTGCCATGCCAAGGACTTTGGTTTGCCGCCAAACCTGAATATCGTCACGCATCTTGATCAGTTCAGGGTTTGCCCATCCACCCGCACGGCATTTGATGCCGATGAATGCTTCGCCCGTATCTGCCAAGAATGAAAGGTCGTCTGACAAAGTGCGTTCGAACACCATGTCTGACATTTGTGGTTTTGCTAGTTTTACCATCGGTTTTCCTTCGTCGGTTGAAGGGGGGAACAAAACCGACCATCGTTCCCCCCAAAGTGCGCACTATTCGGTTTTCGTGCTTTTGGCTGCGGTCGGTTTTGCCATGTCGGGCTTGCTTTCAAGCCCACATTCTTTGACGACTTTGGCGGGTATTTTATCCCCCGCCCGAAATGTCAGTTCTTTGTCGTCAACGTAAACGGTGAATTTGCGCAATGCTATCATGAAACTGCCCGTGTTAGCTTCACCGACGCATCTTCGGTCGCTTCGTCGTACATCGCGCGAATGCTAATTTCTTGCATCGCGTTTGTTCCGCTGAAGTCTAGGTTCGCCGTCACAAACTTACACTTGGGGAAAACAAGGGTATATTTTGACCCTGATACTGACCCCAATGGGAACGTAACGCTGAACTGCGAATGATCTGTGTCACGCGCTGCGTTGTATAGCGACGCAAAGTTGCTGTCGACGTAAACGCGGGCAGTGATTTCAGGCAACAATGCGCCCTTCGTGATGCCGTCTTTTGTGAATGCGTTTGACAGTTTGTTTTGCGCTTCACGACCTTCATAGTTGAAGTTAATGGTCGCGCTTTCGAATGCGTCCAGTGTGTAGCCATTGAATGCGATTGTGCCTACGTCAACGCCGCATGTCAGCGGTGTGCGTTCTGTCTGGTCTGTGTACGTCGCGCCAGTGATTGCGCTTGTTGTGGTGTCTGATGACCCCATTCCGATTAGATCAAAGGCAAACGTCGCATCTGCGTTCGATGTCAGTGTGATCGAACCGCCTGTCGCTTCAACGCCCTGATAACGCATCATTGTGTTTGTGCCGCCTGCGCCCGCTGCGATAGCGTTTTCGATTGTCAATGATTGCGTGTCTTTGCCGCTTTTCAATACGTCTGACGACCATGTGCCTTGCAATAGGCTTTCGAAGAAGTCGTCATATGCGCCGTAAATCATCGGCCCTGACATGTTGCCTGTGACATCGATGCCCGCGATTGCAGTTTCGACCGCTTCGCCTTTGGCTGCAAGTGAACGGTGTTCAACGATATTAGGAACCGCCGTCATGTTGATCGGCACGTCACTGTTTGTGAACGATGGTGTTGACGGGGTTGTTCCCGCTGTTGTTTCAGCCACGAACGCTGATCGAAGCTGATTTGATGCAATGCCAGTCATGTTGTGGCCTCCTATTTATATTCATAACGCACGAACGGTGCGATGAACGTTGCAATGTGAAAAGGTATATCAGAAACTTCGCCCGAAATATACGGGTGCTGTTGTTCAGGGCTAAATCTGATAAATTCGTTTGTGGTTGCTGCGACACCCGCATTCGTCAATCGCTTGTCGAAGAATAACCCTTCAAGCGTTTCGGCATAACCCCGCCAAGTTTCGGTGCCATTGCCGCTTTCTGTAAATATCTGAATTGATACCTGACCGACATATTCGATCCGATTGCTTGCCGCACCGATGGAACCCTGAAGCACCTGACCGTTTTGGATGCTCAAACGAATGCTGTTGAACGACGGTTCGAAATCATGCCCATCAAACCCAATCGGGGTTGTGCTGCCCCAAGAGGTTTGCAGATACGTTTCGATTGCTTTGCGTTCCAGTGCGTATGTCATAGCAATATATTCTTGAACCTTTGCGATGCTTCATTGACCGTCAGGCTAACCATACCATTTGGGGCTTGTTTCGACCACCCGTTTTCAAGTCGGTTCGCATAAGGCAGATTGTTTTGAATAACGATGCGCGTGTCATTCTTCAGGTCGAACGATTGAATTGTTGTTGACCCCTTGTTGATCGTAGGCCCGCCGTTTTTATCTGTAATGTCCAACTTGTTTGTATTGTCGACGTTCTTGGACACAATCCAATTCCCACGAAAACGACCCGTTTTAACGGGGCTTTTTTGAACGATACCGCGCAAGCAATACATGGCAATCAAAGCAATCGCATCGCTGACCTTTTCGTCGGTGTCCAACTTGGCTTTGTCTAGTTCCAGTGCGAATTGTTTAGCTGTCATCGTTCCAGAACCACCGCATACTGAAGTGAATTTGACCCCACGATCTTTTGCGCTGCTTTGACTTCATAGTCGACACTGTTGACCGTCAGCTTGTAGCCTTCCTTGATTTCAGCCGAAAAGCCTTCAAGCAAAACCATCTGTTCACGCGGCCCGATCACTGCGTCAGGAAAGATGTCGGCAGCGGGTGTTTCCGTATCGAACAACGCACGGCCCGTGATGCTGTTTGCCGTGACAGTAAACGTGCCAGTGCTTGCGTCATATGCGCCTTGCGTGTCATAGGCGATGGTCGCGTCATCAATGACGTCTGTGATCGCCACATTGACCGCATCGAACGCCGCATCTGCAATGGTCGTAACTGTTGTCATCCGCGATAAACCTTAAACTGTGCCCCGCCAAAACTGGTGTAAGGGCTGATCAAGCCTTCGATTGCAACGAAACGGGGTGTTTCACGAAAGTTCGTATATTCGACTTCGGTTTCAACTGGCCCTGCTTTGCTCTTTTCGCGCACCTTTGCCCCACCTTCGACCGTCGCAAAAGGCTTGGCCCCTTCATGGATCAAATAGGCCATTTCAGCTTGCGCGTCTTTGATGTCTTGTGGGATCGTGTCGGGATCAATGGGCCAATCTTTGATAAGCATAACGCCCGTCAATCGGGGCCATTTCATCGCCTGATACCGATATTGTTGTTCGCCAACAAATTCATAATTACGATTGATGAAATCAGCCGCTTGGATCAAGTTCGCTTCGTGACTGTCATCGTGACCGTGCTGCGTCAGATCGACGTTGCGGGCTGACCAATAGTCTTGCCATTCAGACAAGGTGATGTAGCTGTTTGTGGATGTGCCGCCGACTGTTGTGACAAGTGCCATTTATCAACCCTTTTTCTTTTTACGACGACCACGGGCAACTTTTAGGTTTGCCCATGCGTTCGGATATTTAATGCCGCGCTTTTTGCTAAGTGCCTTTGCGCGTCGTTTCTGTGCTGAAGTCAGTTTTGCCATAACATCACCATTTAGCCTTTGCGGCCCAATACGCTGCCGACATTTTGCCCTTGCTGATATTCTTTCGATGCCGTGCCAAAAATGACTTGCGACGGGCTTTTTGCGCTGCCGTCTTTGGGTTTTTCCCCGCGCCCTTCACGCCCTGCTGACCAAAGCGGGTGGTTTTCACCTTCGAACCCACCTTCGCCAAAACCACATGGCTTTTTTTCGGGTGGCTAGGTGTGCGTTTCGGCTTGTTGTAACCGCTAACGCCTAGTTTTTTCATGCGTGGGTCTTTT